CCGCAGCTCGTGGGCTATATCCGGGGCCAGTTCGAGGTCTTTCGCAATCACCGCAATACCGCGTCGGGCTGGTCAAACCGGCTGATTGAGGCCATGCGGGCGTTCAACGGCCAGTACAATCCGACCTAGCTGCAGGATGTGAAGAAGTTCGGCGGGTCGGAGATTTATGCCAGGCTGACCGCGCAAAAATGTCGAGCGGCCTCTTCCTTGTTGCGGGATGTCTATCTCGGCAGTGACCGGCCGTGGGCGGTGCGCGCGCCGGCGGATCCGGATGTTCCCGACGATATCATGCAGAAGGTTGATGCGCTGCTGCAGCATGAGCAGCAGATGGTGCAGCAGACGATCGGTCAGCCGCCGCCGGAGGATGCTGCCCGTACCCGCCGCATGGCGCTGATGGAGTCGGCGCAGGAGGCGGCCAGAAAGCTGGCGCAGAAGCAGGCCAAAACGTCCGAGGACAAGATCGAGGAATTTCTCCGGAATGGGTTTTTTTATCACGCTTTGGCTGAATTTCTTGTGGATCTACCGATTTTTCCGTTCGCCTGTATCAAGGGCCCGACCGTCAAGATCGTGCCTGAAATTCAGTGGCAGAATGGCAAACCGCTGGTCAAGCAGATCCCAACCATGATGTGGGACCGGGTGTCGCCGTTCGACATCTGGTGGACACCTGGCGTCTCCGACATCGCCAACGCTGACGTGATCGAGAAATCCGGCCTGACGCGGGCTGAACTCAACGACATGCTGGATCTGTCGGGGTTCAATCACGACGAGGTGCGCGCTGTTCTGACTGAGTTCGGCCGCGGCGGGCTGTACGACAATTGGGACACCACGGATGCCGAACGAGCTGTGCTCGAGAGTCGGGAGAATCCGGCTTGGAACCGCTCTGGCTTGATCAGCCAGATGGAGTTTCACGGAAATATTCAGGGTGAAATTCTACAAGACTACGGCATGCCTGGAATTTCCGATCCGGTTCGGGACTATCACGTCGACGCCTATTGCATCGGTAGCCACATTATCAAAGCAAATCTATCACCTTCACCGCGGGCGCGGCACAATTATTTTGTCACTTCGTTCGAGAAAGTGCCGGGAACGCCGGTCGGCAATTCGCTCACTGACCTGATTTCCGATATCCAAGACGTCGCCAATGCCACCCTGCGGGCGCTGGTCAACAATATGAGCATCGCTTCCGGACCGCAGGTGGTGGTCAATGTCGAGCGTTGCCGGCCGGAAGAGAACGTCGACGAGATATATCCGTGGAAACGCTGGCATGTGGTCAGCGATCCCGTCGGCAACAATGCCAAGCCACCGATCGAGTTTTTTCAGCCGCAGAGCAATGCTCAGGAGCTGCTCACGGTGTTCAAGGCATTTGTCGACCTGAGCGACGACGTCAGTGCCATTCCAAAATATATCGGCGGGCAAGCTTCCGGTGGGGCGGGACGCACGGCGTCCGGCCTTGCTATGCTGATGGGCAACGCCAGCAAGATCCTGCAGACAGTCGCTGCCAATATCGACCGCGATATTTTCGAGGTGGCGCTGCAGCAGTTGTCGGATCTGGTGCTGCTGACGGATACGACCGGCGCACTGACTGGGGAAGAGGATATTTATGTCCAGGGCGTGAACGTGGCGGTTCAGCGCGAGACCCAGCGGCAACGTCAGCTCGAGTTCCTGCAGCACACCAACAATCCGGTCGACCTCGAAATCATGGGGATGAAGGGCCGCGGGACGGTGCTGCGCAGTGTGTCGCAGACCATCGGGCTCGACGGCGAGGAGGTGGTGCCGTCGGATGAAGAACTCGCCAAGAAGCAGGAGAAGCAGGAGAAGAACAAGCAGGTCCAGGCGATCAACGAGCAGGTCGACAAGGGTGTTCAGGCCGGTGTCGAGCAGGGCGTTCAGAAGATCGCTTCGGAACTCACCGCCGGGTTCCTAGCCTCGCACGCCGCAATGCCAGGCGAGGAAGCGCCGGGTGGCTCGCCAGGGATGGGTGCTCCTCCTAGCGGACCAGGAGCGGGTCCACCTGGTGCCCCACCCGGACCGCCTGGGATAGGTGGGCCACCGCGGCCGGCCAATATCGGTGAAGCGGCGAACCAGGCGCGCGGCAACCAGCCCACGCCAATGTCGAACGCGCCGGCGTTACCGGGAAACGTGGTCGGGCTGCAGCGTAAGCCGATGGGTCCAGGAATGCGGCCACCGCCGATCGGTGGCGGACCGGGATGAGGTTCAACCAAGAGGGAGTGAACGACCATGCCTGAATATCATCTCAAAGTTCGCAAGACCCTGGCGGATGTGATCGAGATCGTCACTGCGCCAACCCGCGAGGAAGCCATTATCCAGGTGATCGACGCGGCAGGTCCGGACAATTCAGTCGAGGTCTTCACCATTCAGGAGGCGTCGACGATCGCGGGTGCTGGTACCACCGGCACCACCGGCACCACCGGCACCACCGGCACCACCGGCGGATCCGGACCTACAGGAACTTCATAAAGGAGGACGGCCATGGCGACGTTTTACATCAGGCAGCGGTTGAAGGGTCCGATCGGGATCGTAACGGTCCAAGCCAATACCCGCGAAGCAGCGATTGCTATTCTCGCGCAATCAGCTGCTCCAGGGACAGAGTACGACGTGCTGGATGCTTCGACTGTTTTGGCTACCACAGGAACGACAGGTCCGACGGCTCCATCAGGCATGACGGGTTTCGCTATGGCTGTTGATCCGACAGGTCCGACGGGTCTGACAGGTCCATCAGGTCCGACTGGTCCAGCATGAAACTCGCCTGGAATGCGATCGTCAAAAATGAAGAGGCACGGATTGAACGCTGCATAAAAAGTCTGTTGCCTCACATCGACTATGCGGTGGTGGTTGACACCGGGTCGGAGGATCGCACTCCAGAGAAGATATCACGGTTGTTCGCACAGGCGCGCAAACCGTTCGAGTTGCACTACGCTCCGTTTGAGAACTTTTCCCAAGCGCGCAATGTCGCTCTGCAGCGTGCGCGTGAAAGTGAACTCGATTGGGATTATCTGCTGCTTGTCGATGCCGACATGGAGTTGCGGGTTGAGAACCCGTTCTGGACCAGTAAATTGAACGGCGGTCTGTCATACGACATGCTGCAGGTCGGCGGCAATCTGAACTACTGGAACCGGCGTCTACTCAATCGCAAGGCCACCGGCAATTACATGGGAGTGACGCATGAGTATCTGGATGTCCCAACATCCGGTGCTATCACTGGTGCTGATTTTGTGGATCATGCTGACGGCGCTAATCGGCCTGATAAGTGTTCTCGTGATATTGCGATGTTGGAGCAGGCGATCGCTAATGAAGTGCGTCCGGGATTGATCGAACGCTACCATTTTTACCTGGCGCAGTCGTATTTCGATACTGGCGAGTGGTCGAAGGCAGCTGAGCACTACAAAATTCGCGTAGGGCTTGGCGGGTTCGACGAAGAGCGTTGGTATGCACAGCTTCGATACGCCAATTGCTGTTCTGCCTTGGGTGACATTTCTGGTGCTGTGTGGGCGTTGCTGCAAGCTTATCACATGCGACCCCAGCGACTCGAAACGCTTCATGATCTTAGTCGGCTATTTCGCGAGCGTGGAGTGAACCATACCAGTCTACTGTTTTCGGAAGCAGGGTTGCATCTGTCGCAGCCCAATGACTCGTTGTTCGTCAACAAGCAGGCAGCACAAGGACTGAAGGAAGAGTTCGCGATCTGCGCCTATTATGACGTGCGCAAACGTTCTCGCGGGGCCAAGGAATGCGATAAGCTTGCGCTCACCGGTAGCGGGCAGGCGCGGTCCAATCAATTCTGGTATCTCGAGCCGCTGGCGGCTGCTGTGCCGTCATTCAAGTCAGAGCGGGTCAAGTTTATTCCACCTGACGGTTATGTCGCTTGCAATCCATCGGTGACCAGTCATGGCGGACAGCCGCTCATCTTGGTTCGAACGGTTAATTACACGATTACGCCAGAGGGGCAGTATCGGATTTTGGCCAGCGATGGCGCAAGTGTTAGTGATCATCCTATTCGTACTCGTAATTTTCTTGGTTCTGGAATTAGCGATTGGCGAGAGATAAATCTTCCGGAGAATTTTCCGGAGCCGAAGTTTCAGCTGGTGCGGGGATTCGAGGATTCAAGGCTTTTTCGACGTGGTAAAGAATTCTGGACACTCTCGACCGTTCGAGAACTGACCCATGAAGGATGGTGCGAACAAGTTCTCGCACCACTGTCTCTTGGGCAACAACATCTGCATTACGGAGACAATTGGCAACAAATCTTACCACCGCATCGAGTTCATGAGAAGAACTGGATGCCTTGGGTGAACGGCGACGAGTTGCGGTTCGTTTATCGGTTGGGGACATTGGTCAACTCCAAGGGTGATGTGATTTTTCAGTCTGATCCTGGTTTTGATGTTAGCCATATTAGTGGTGGGTCACAGGTTGTAAAAGTCGATGACCGAACGGACTGCTGGTTGGCATTGGTGCATGAGGCCGGTACGATTCCCGGCCGGCCAAATCGTTATTATCAGCATCGGTTTGTAATTTTTCATGCTGATGGACGGGTAGATCGCATTTCGTTACCGTTCTTTTTTCATGATCGGCAGATCGAGTTTGCTGCAGGGATGGCGTATTTTATCGAAGATGATGAAATCGTGATTTCTTATGGCGTGCGTGATTGCGAGGCGTGGCTCGCGACCATGCAGCTCGATGAAGTGCTGTCTTTTGTTTATGGAGACACACCATGATTTCGGTGGTCTCTGCCTTCGTGCCGATCCCAGGCCATCCGCGCTCGGAGGAGGAATATGATCGGTTGGGGGAGCCACTGCTTCATCATATTGATGGTCGAGTGTTGTTTGCCAAAGGTGATCTGGAGCATTGCTGGCTGTCTCGATATCTGAGTGAAAATTTTGATCCATCAGATTTTTCTTGGTCGGTTGCAGATAATCCGCAGAAAAATTCGCTTGGTTATCATATTGTTCAAGCACAGAAGACCGAGTGGTTGGAGATTGCTTCGAATATGGATCCATTCTCGGATGTGTTCGTTTGGATCGACTACGGAATTTTTCACGTTCCTGGCGTGACCGGCGCGATCATTGATGCCTTTTTGAAGCGTGCTGACAGCGAGCAGGCGATCGCGATCCCCGGCTGTTGGGAAAAAGACGAATTCAAATATGACGACAACCATCCGTGCTGGCGGTTCTGCGGCGGGGTGATGGTGGTGCCGCGCAGGTTCATCGAACCGTTCAATGATGCGATGAAAAGCGAGTACGTGCGCTGGCTGGGCAAGACCAAGAATGTTTCGTGGGAAGTGAACACGCTTGCACGCTTGGAGCAGGTGGATCCTGATTTTCCGGTTTGGTGGTATCGTGCTGACCATGATTCCACGCTTTTTACCAACTATCGAGCGACGGAGAGGGCTGATGGCCTTCAAACGGCGGAAGTACGAGGGGTCGAAGCGGGATATTGCTGAGGATAAGCGGGGTGCCAAACGTCTTGGCATGTCACTCAAGCAATATGAACGTACGGCGCAGGACAAGGCGGAAGACCGTCGTGGTCAGGCCAAGGTGAGGAAACAAAAATGAATATCGTCATCTCTAGCGGTCACGGGAAGTACATCCGCGGTGCCAGCGGCTATCTCGACGAGGTCGATGAGGCTCGCTTGGTGGTGAATGCGGTTGCTGATTTGTTGAAAGCTGCCGGTGTTGGCGTCAAGACGTTTCACGACGATACGAGTCGTGATCAGAGTACGAACCTCAATACGATTGTAAAATACCACAATTCGCAGCAGCGCGATCTCGACGTCTCCGTGCATTTCAATGCTTACCAGACCACATCGAAGCCGATGGGGACTGAATGTTTGTACGTCACGCAGAGCAAGCTGGCAGATGCAGTGGCTGAGGCTATCAGTGGGGTGTCTGGTCTGATCGACCGCGGTCCGAAAAAGCGTACTGATCTGTATTTTCTCAACAACACGACCAAGCCGTCGATCTTGATTGAGGTCTGTTTTGTCGACAGCCAAGCGGATGCTGATATTTATGAGAGCAAGTTTGATGTAATCTGCCAGGCAATTGCGGAATCGGTGTCGGGGCAGGCGATCACGCCGTTGCCGCCTGGACCTGAGCCAGAGCCGGAGCCGTTCCCACCCGAGACCAAGCCGATGCTGCGCAAGGGCGATGAGGGGCCTTATGTGCAAGAGCTACAGACCGATCTCAACAATCAGTTGGATGGTTGTGAGTTGGTGGAGGACGGAGATTTCGGTTCTGGCACCGATGGTGCAGTGCGGGACTATCAGCGTTCGCGCGGGCTCATGGTCGATGGCATCGTCGGTCAGGACACCTGGAACGCGCTCGATAACGAGACGCCGGCGCTACCACCGCCTCCCGGCGCATTGACGGCGGACGAGCAGGCCGACATTAGGGAGATCGCCAAGAATTCAAAGATTGCATCCTATTCTTGGAAAGACCGCGGCAAAGCGCCGACTGGCTGGATGCAGGGCATGGCGTTGGCATTCGCGCAGTCTTATCGGAAGTTGAATGCCGACCATCCCGCCATGGTCAAGATGTCGAGGGCACAGACCGACAGCGACAAGGATGCGCTCTACCTCTATCGCAAGGACTTTTCGAACCTTGGGATGTCGAATGGGTTTTCCGGCCCCGACGTGTTGCGGCATCTCTATGCGCTGATGCTGGGCCATGGCATGCGGGAGAGTTCGGGCAAGCATTGCTGTGGTAGGGATCAGTCCGCTTCCAATACTGATTCCAACACTTGTGAGGCGGGAGCCTTCCAGACCAGCTACAATGCGGCCGGGTCCAACAAACCTGAATTCGACGATCTGATGGATGAATATCTGGCAGGGATGTCGCAGGGTTACCTGGATGCATTTGATGAGGGAGTGTCATGTTCATCGTCGGATTGGGCGAGCTATGGATCCGGGAGAGGAAGAGAGTTCCAGGATCTGTGCAAGAACCAGCCTGCGTTCTCTGCCGAAAGCTGCGGGCTTACGCTGCGAAATTTGTGCAATCACTACGGGCCTATAATCAGACACGAGACCGAATTGAAGGGAGACGCAGACGTGATGTTTCAGGAGGTGCAGGTTTACATGGATCAGAGTGAACCGGATGTAGCGTGATGCGCAATCTTCGGGACATGAGCCTTGGTCATCGCGTCATGCTGACGGTGGCGGTTGTAATTATATTGCTCCTTTTGCTGGCAGCTTTTGGCTATGTGACGGGGCGTTGGGAGGTGGAGTAAAAATAATGGCCGGACCAGCAGAAGAAGCTGCAAAAGTTGCCAGTGGGTTCATGACCGCGATGTCGTCGAATCCGGTCATGCTCGGTCTCGTGGTCATGAACCTCGCGATGGTCGCCATGCTGTGGTTCGTGTTGCGGTTTGCGCAGGAGGCGCGCAAGACTGAGTTCGATTTGATTTTCTCTTCACAGAAAGAAGTGCAACAAATCCTCGCCCGCTGTATCGTGCCGAACAGGACTGGCGACATGCCGCCGTGGTTACCGTCAATCGAACCTTGGCCGATACAACAGCATCAGGAAAAACAGTGATGGTTGATTCAACGAATTTTAGAATAGAGCGGATTGAGAAGCTGCTGCACGAGCTGCGCTATGAGATCGAGCGTGGGATGTTGGAGCGTGACATCGACGAGACGATTGGTTTCTCGTTCTATGTGCCGCGATCAGTGCGAATTCCTGATGGGGTGGTACAGTGTGAATTTCGTACCCGACCAATTCCGCGTTACATGATGGAAAACATGGAGCCAAAATTGCGTTTGGTGAAAGGCGGCAAGGATGCTGGATAAATCTGCCCAGGCTGGGCAGCACACTTACAAAGAGCGTGGCGATGACTGCTACGAGACTCCGGCTTGTGCTGTTGAGGCGCTCTTGCGAGTGGAGAAGCTACCGAAGAAGTGGATTTGGGAACCGGCATGCGGACCAGGCGCAATTATCAAGGTTCTTGAGGCGCACGGTCACAAGGTCATTGGCTCTGATCTTGTAGATTATGGCGGTTGTAAAATTATGGATTTTCTAAAACTTGAAGACGGAGATGTTGGTGTTGAGTGTATTGTGACCAATCCGCCGTACCAGTTGGCGGAAAAATTTGTTCGGCAGGCTCTTCTATTTAGTCCGTTGGTGATCATGCTGTTGCGGCTGGCGTTTCTCGAGAGCGTGCGGCGCACCGACATCCTGGAGAAGTCAGGCCTGGCGCGCATCCATGTGTTCCGCAATCGTCTACCGATGATGCATAGGAGAGGTTGGGATGGACCGAAAGCCTCCAGTGCCATGCCGTTTGCCTGGTTCGTCTGGGAGCGGGGGTACAAAGGGTCAACCACCATCGATCGCATTTCCTGGGGAGAGTGAGCGCAGAAAAAATTATCAGTTCCGCCCTGCGAGCTTTGCCCGCAGGTCACGCTGGTACTGGAAGCTGGTGCGGGATCAGTTTCAGTGTCAACCGTAGGAGGCTGACATGCCACTAGGAGTCGCATTTTGGGTAATCATGATCGTGTGGTTCCTGTTCGGACTGGTATTGCACTTTGGTGTGGTGACCGCTGGTGCGTGGGGCGCGACCGTCAGTAGCTTGCTGCTGTTCGTGCTGTTCGGCATCCTCGGCTGGCAGGTCTTTGGCCCGGTGATGCATCGATGATGAGTTGCGGAACCTGCCCACCCGATACGTCGGAATGGGAGCGACCAGGGAAAGCAAGGGGCACGGCCGATGACCGTTGTTCGCGCGGTAGGCACGGCCCCACCGTCTTAACCATTTCTTAAGAATTAACGCCTAACTTCCTCCACGGACCCCAATCCGTGGAGGTTTTTTATGCGCGCCAACAAGCTCTCCGTGAACGCCACCAAGAAGGAGGCGCAGCACGACGTCGAATTTGCTGAGGGTGGCGACACCCACATGTTCGGCAAGCAGGCGGCGGGCCCGGACAAGCCTGGCAATACCGGCAAGGACCAGGTAGCAGCTCCAGGGCCGAAATACGCCGCCGGCGGGTCGACCAAGATGTTCGGCTTCAGCCCAGCTATTCCGCAGCAGGCGGGTCGTACGAGCGCGCGCTGATGGCTCCGCGTGATCGCCGTCTCGAGCAGGCAAAACCGAAGCAGGACACGCCGGTTAAGGCGTGGAAGCGCAAGGAGCCTTCGCCTCCGATTTATCGGAAAAAGGGGTTCAGTGGGAAGGATTTGCCGCGCGGCAAGATCACGCAAAATCGCGCCAAGCCTGGAATGACCAGTCCGCAATAGGAGGCATGGAATGCCACCTCGCATGGCAATACCACGGTCGCCTAAGCCGTTGGGGCGACCAAAAATCATGGATCCGGCGAAGGCTGTGATCGGTCCGCCCCGGATCAAGCCCATCAGCACCCGCGAGTACGGCAAGGGCGGCACGCCCTACAGCGCGGGGCCGGACATGGGGGTCCGCGGTGCTGGCATTGTCGGGCCGATGGGACCAGGAGGGTACAATCCCTATGGCACGTAGACCCTACAAGAAAGACCTCACGGCGCTGACCAAGGGTGGGTCGATCAAGACCCACGTCGGCAAAGGTGCCAGTGAGCAGCGACGGGGCCCTGGTGGCGCTGAGACGCTCACTGGTGGTGATCCCATGCAGGGGATGGCTAATCAGTACCCCAAGTCGTCGCCAGAGCCTGAGGCACCGCCGGAGCCGGAAGAGCCCCCCGTAGCGATGGGTCAGGCACCGGCGCGATCGCCGACAGCTTTGATGCCTCCAGGTGGAGGTGACGATGGTAATGAGGCTGCGTGAGCACGACGGACGAGCTGACGAAGCAGGCGCGTTTCATTCGGAACGCATCGCCGTCGGCATTTCAGGGTTTTTACGCAGCGTTCGTCGACTACACCGATCGGCAATACGAACAGTTGGTCAAAGCTACCGAGAATCTCCCATTGGCGCAGGGTCATGCGCAGCAATGTCAGAAGATTCTGGACGCATTAGAGAGGGCTAAGAATGGTTGACATCATCGTTGATCAGAAGCCGATGGAAAAGCTGCCGTATGATCCGAACGATATTCCCAAGGTAGTTCGAGATCGTGTGGCAGCAGTCGAGGCGCTCTATAGAGGTTCAGACGGGACTCAGCCGTCTGGAGAGCCGGAGCCACCGCAACCTATCCCCGCGGAACCTTCGGCTGTGCAGGTGCCGGCTTCGCAGGTAGAGGCCCCCCCGACCCTCGCCCCGTCGGCACCTGCCGTTGCTCCCCCATCCCCCGACGATTCCGATCCGAACTCAAACACTTGGAAAAGCCGCGCGCTGTCAAAAGAAGGACGGGACCGCGCAGAGCTTGACCAGGCACACAGGGATCTCGGGGAGCTGCAAGAGAAGTACTACAACGAGGTCGTCAAGAGTCAGCAACCGCAGCGGCGGACAGCACCCAAGGCCCCAACGCCGAAATATCTGACCCAGGAAGATGAGCAAAATTACGGCCGGGATTTGATCGATGTGGCGCAGCGGGCGGCAATGGAGACGGTCGTACCGCATCTGCAAACGCTCGAGCATAAGAACGAGGAATTGCGACGGCAACTGGCAAAGGAACAACGACGGCAGCTCGATAATGCGGTCGAGATGGCGGTGCCGGATTATCGCGAGATCGATCGCAACCCGCGCTGGCATCGCTGGCTGTTAGGTATTGACGTTTTGTCCGGTCGTGTTAGACAGACTCTGTTGAACGAAGCCATTTCAGTTGGCAATGCCCCTAGAGTGGTGTCGTTCTTCAAAAGCTTCCTTTCGGAGGAAGTGGCCACAGGACACGTTGTTGAGTCAGCGCCTAGTTCTCAGCCGGCACCCGCCCCTAGAGAACCGGCGATATCCCTGACTAGCCTGGCGGCTCCTGGACGTGCTCGACCGGCGACTGGAGGCAATGCCTCGTTGCCAGCCGACAAGCCCACCTACACACGCGCCCAAGTCAAACAGCTGTATGAGCAGCATCGCAAGGGTGCCTATGTCGGTCGTGAGGCTGAGTGGGCACGATTAGAGGCTGACTTTTTCACGGCTCAGAGAGAGGGGCGCTACCGGTCATAACCGGGGGCTGCGCCGTCCAGATATTGAGATGTGGGGTAGCTCCCAAGCACAGGGGCTACCTCGATGCCTATCCCCCAAACTAGTTACCCCGTTGCGGGTATAGCACCTCCCGCTGTCCCCCCGACCCCACTTACTCCCGTCGGCTCGACCGCTAATACTCTCGTGACGACCGGATTTATTCCGGAAATTTGGTCGGCGAAGCTGGTCGAGAAGTTCTACGCATCTACTGTCCTCGCGGCGATTTCAAACACCGATTACGAGGGCGAAATCCAGAACATGGGCGATCGGGTGAAAATTCGAACCAAGCCCACCATCACGATCAAGGATTATCAGGCTGACGGTTTGCTTGGTCTCGATCGTCCGTCCGGTGGTAGCACCGAGCTGTATATCGGGGTCGGCAAATACTTCTCGCTGATCCTCGACGACGTGATGGAGGTGCAGAGCGATCTCAACATCCTCAGCATGTGGTCGGATGATGCGGCCCAGCAGCTGAAGATCACGGTCGATCGGGATGTGCTCAATGGTATTGTCGATGGTGCTGCGCCCAAGAACAAAGGTGCGACCGCCGGGATCATTTCTGGCAACCTCAATCTTGGTACGTCGGCTGCGCCGCTGGCGGTGAAGCTGTATCCCGTCGTGGGTACCGACACCAGCATCCTCGATGCGATCTTGCGCCTTGGCCAGGCGCTGGATGAGCAGAACATCCCGGAGCAGGGTCGCTGGATTGTCATGTCAGCGGCCGCTGGTCGCTACATCAAGCAGTCTGAGTTGAGGCAGGCTTACCTCTCCGGTGATCCGACCTCGATGCTGCGAAATGGTCGCCTTGGTCAGGTGGATCGGTTCACGATCTACATCTCGAACTTGCTTCCGACCAATGCGACGAATCCTGCTGTTGGGGTTGGTGCGCAGCCGATCTTTGCAGGGCATGCTCATGCGCTAACGTTCGCTTCACAGATCTCCAAAGTGGAGACGCTGCGATCCGAACTGACGTTCGGGCAGATCTTGCGAGGGCTGCAAGTCTACGGTTACCAGATCGTAGACGGCTCTGCTCTGGCGCAGGCTCAGGTCGCTCTGACATAAGCTCTGACGTAAGGGAGTTGGGGGGCTTCGGCCCCCCAGTTTTTGGGAGGAGTTGATGCCTCTACAAGTCCTGACAGACATCAAAATCCCTGTCGGCGGGTGGTTATCGAGTGGAGTCGATTGTTCAGCTGGCAAAATTGTGCGGCTCACAATGCCGGCGGGTTGGACGTGGGCACCGTTGACGTTTCAGATTTCATCGGATGGTGCAGGTTACAACGATCTTTTTGGCATGCAGAATAATATTTTTTCTTTCATACCTCGTGAGATTGGTTTTCCAAATGTAATACCTGGTATTGGTCTTCTTATTAATCCTGAGACTCTGCGAGGAGTTGCTTGGTTCAAATTTCGCTCAGGTACGCGCTTGTCTCCTGTGCCCCAGGAGGCGGAACGTGAGTTCTCTGTGGCTATCGAGGTGCCTTAACCATTCCTTAAGGATTCCATCCTAGGCTCCTCGTAGAGGAGCCTAGGATGGCTACATCTCCCAGCTGGTACGGTGATTTCAGTGATCGCGATCAGCCGACGCTGAATACGGTTGCTGATTATGTCGCTGAAGCACGTACTCTGCTGCAGGACATAATTCCGGGTTATCGTTACGAAGATCCGTCGTTGTTGCGGGCGCTCAATCTGACCCTGTTGGAGGCTAAGCGGCTTCGGTCCGATCTGTTTGTGTTCAACCTGGCGGTCAAAGGCCAGGTGCAGGCCTTCAAAACAGTCGACGACACCTATGTCGAGATGGAGTCGGCGTTTCGGCTCGCCATCCTGCATGGAATTGTTGGTCACGCGCTCGAGCGCGATCAGGAGGATTATGAGGATCAAAGGGCGACGGCGTTTCTGGGGATGTTCACTCAAGGTCTAGTCGGCCACGGCCTTGGTCCTGTCACTGGCGGTTCACCGCCAACTGGCAAGCGCAGTGGGAAGGGCGCATGAGCGATCAAACAAACGATCCGTGTGATGCTTACTGGGCGCAATTGATTGGTCAGGCCAATGTATCGTTGTCTGGTGCGTCCGACGTCGGGTTGAGAGTCCAGCTGTTCGATACGTTGCAACGATTTTTTGACGAGTCGAACTGCTGGCAGGAGTGGATCAGGTTCACCGTTATCCCCGAGACGCTCGATTACCCAATCGTTCCGGTAAAAGGCGGTCGGATTTTACGGTTGCTGGGAGTGATTGATCGGTTCGCGACCCCGCAATCAGTGATTATGCCGGAGATCGGTACGCTGCAGTTCATGTATCCGTACAACGATGTGCAGGATATGGCTGCGGTGGTGATCAAGACCGTCACTGATCCGCTGTCGTGTTTTCCGCCAGGCGTTCCTGAATGGCTTTTGCCGACGCATTATCTCACGCTTCTGAGCGGCTTACTTGGCGGCATGATGCTGCAACCAGGTTCGAGTTACAGCAACCCGCAGCTCGCCAATTATCACACGCAGAAATTTCGTGACGGTATCGCTCATGCACGCACAGCGATGATCCGAGCGAATGCTGTTGGGTCTTCGTCTTGGGCGTTTCCGCAATCGTTCCGAGTATCCGGTCAAAGAGGCGGCGTGAGCACGTTCAATGTTCATCCGACGCCGAGGTGATCTATGAACTGCATTTGTTCAAAATGTTGCAACGGACACAGCGTGACGTCGGCGCATGTCGATCTTGCGATCGACAACAATGGTACCTGGCAGGATGCATTTCAGTTTGGTGAGCCGGATGATACGACCTGGACGTTGAATGACCAGGCATTCGCGATGGATGTGCAACGTAGTTATTTTGATACGGTGCCGTTGCTATCGTTAGCAACATCGGATGGACGGATCATTATTGATGATATTATCCAGCGAGTGATCCACCTCAATGTTGATCCAACGCTTATTCAAAGTAGTCTTCAGCCTGGGACGTATGTCTATGATTTGGTGATGATTGGTACACCACCTTCAGGCGTTCGAGTGCCGCTGATGCATGGCACGGTGTGCGTAGCACAGGGGGTGACCTATTCCTAATGCCGATCGTCGACAATGAGCCAGCACAAGTACGGACCAGGCCCGTTGTCGTCACCCACGGGCCAACAGGAAGCACTGGCCCTTCTGGAGGGCCTACTGGATCCACAGGAGCTTCTGGTCCTGCGACTCCTGGACCCACAGGTGCAAAAGGATCTACAGGCTCGACAGGACATACTGGCTCAACAGGTGTAGGTGCTTTTACCGGACCAACTGGAATCCCTGGACTGACTGGCCCGCAGGGGCCGGCGTTGACGGGGCCGACAGGGGGTGGTGGTCCTACTGGTCCTGCTGGTTTACAGGGGACGTTTGGTCCTACCGGTCCGACTGGTTCAACCGGGCTTCCAGGTTTTGCGACCAACACTGGCTCGACCGGACCAACTGGCGCGTTTGGCGGTCCCAGCGGGCCAACGGGCAATACCGGGCCGACGGGTAGGACGGGGCCGACTGGCATTACGGGACCGATCGGCCTGCCGGGGACTGCAGCAAATACTGGGGCGACCGGTCCGACTGGCGTGCAGGGTACGCCAGGTGGTCCGACCGGCACGACCGGTACAATGGGTCCGACTGGGCCTAATTCATCTGCCATCACTGTCGTCATTGATGGTGGTGGTTCGACACTCTCTACCGGTATGAAAGGTTATGTGGAGGTGCCGTATATCGGTTCGCTCGCACAGGTAGACATGATTGCCGATCGTTTTGGCAGCATTGTTGTGGATATTTGGAAGTGTGGTTTTGCGCAGTTCGATGCCGGACAGACACATCCTGTCGCTGCCGATTCG